CTTCAATACGAGACTGACCGGAGATAAAGGTTATCACCGCTTTGTCTGCAGGGCTTGAGGCAAGCGTTGGGGTGATGGTTAGAGTGGCTTCTTTGTTCGTGGTAGAGTAAGATACACCAGAGACTGTATATGTCCCTGTAACCCCTGCTACACTGAACGTGTCGCCTATTACAGGGGTCTCGTATAACCCAGCTACAACAAATGACGTACCAGTCTGACCACTACCCTGAGCAACAGGGGAACCGTAGGGTGGTACAATGCTGTTGTCAAACTTAGCAAAGCCATTGATACGCCGATAGCCACCCTTTACGGATGGCTCGAAGTTCTCTAGTACCCTTGCAGACCCAGGTTGCTTTAGTCCCTGCTGCAATCGAGACAGGTTAGAGACAAGACCACCAGAGAGTTCAATAGGGAATGTTTCCCGGCGTGTAGGCATTAGGTTAGCCTCAGTGTATTAGAACCGTAGGGACTACGTTGACCTACCCGTGTATCACGGACATAGTCGTAGTTGTTGTTGATGTAGATAGTCCTCATCCGCTCGATACCGTTGATGAACTTAGCTTGTAGACGGTCAGCAGTCTCTGTGTCTCCACGGAAGTGATAGACATAGTACATCGCTCCATCGACAACCACATGTCGGAAAGCTACCGGGGCAGAGGGGACATCAGTATTAGCTGACAGGTCAGTAGGAAGAGCGTAATACTCGTAGCTAAGTGTGTAGGCTTCTTTAGGGACAGGGTAGACGCCGTACTCTTGGTTTGGTGCTCGGAATACATACTTGGGTACCTCTCTGATACTCTCGTTAGTTGAGTCATACTCAGCATCAATGAACCGTTCAACGTACTCGTCGTAGTCCATAAACTTAAGGTGAGTAGTACTATTGTTAAAGGTGTCGCTCCTACGGATACGGAATGTATCGAAGTCAACAGCCTTGGTGTCTGCTTGGTAAGCATAGCGTGATTGACCAGCTACCAGTGTCTCGTCATAGTCTGTGTGGTTAAAGGGCCACTGGAATGCCTGTTGGTTCAGGTCCCGAATGGAAGAGTTCACAGCTTCTTTGACTGTGGAGTAGAACCCTACAGCGTTAGCAAAGTTAGCAGACGTGAGGGGAGTCTCGTTGACTCGACCACACACATCGTTCACCAGTCCAAGATAATCGTACGCCATTTGTATTCCTTAGGTTTATCGTGCTAGGACTTTGAATTGACCACCAGCTACAAGGGTGATATTCCCTGTTCCAGTTATGTTCTTTATCCAGACTTCTACTCGGTCATCTTGCGCCAGTAAAGCTAAAGCATGGAAGGTTACGTTCTCTGCTCGACCACCAGCAGGACCACCGTTAAGTGTTGTTCTGTACTCAGGCCCTATGTTAACGTAGGTAGCCCCACTAGAGTCATACTGTCTAAGTTGAACAACCATCTCGTTGTTGTTGCTACCTGAGAAGGAGAGGGTTCCTATAACTTCAACTTCTAACTCGTTCGTGCTGTCAAGTTTAATTCCGTTTGTATTTGCTAAGCTGAACCAGTACGAGTCGGCAAGAGTCATAGACCCTGTCAACTGGTAGAGAGTGTCTACTACTGTAACAACTACCTCTGAGTCTGCTCCAGGCGTTGCGGTAGCCCCTGGGTATGTGTTACCCAAACCTGGGCTGTTTGTAATAAGAGCCTTCACTGATGTTGAGGGCATGTTAGGTAGGTTGTTAGCGGCAGGGTTAGCACGCACACTGTCTAAGGCAAACCCTGTGTCTAGCGTAATGTTACTAGGTGCGAAGTCACAGAAGATACCGCCACTGGTTCCTAGGTTTAGTATGCTCACATTAGACCTAAACGAGCCACCGATGACCAGACCAGTGCCAGCCCTAAACAGAACCCCTGTGGTCATAGGTGCTCCGAGAAGAATGCTGTCAATCGCCGCCCAACCACCGGACCAGTTACCTGCCATTGTGAGTCCGTCTAAGCAGTTAATCCAAGCTACGTTCCGGCTCAGACCTTGACGGTAGCTTGTAAGGGAGCCTAGTGACGTGCAATTAATAAAGTTAACTGTGTTCCACTCAACAGCGTTGAAGTTCTCGTTGTTATCTAGCTCAAATACTTTAGAACCTGTACCTGAGGTTGTTATATCTATGTCAGTTAGGAATAGATCACCTGAGTAGGTTACCCCATCATCAACAAACAGTGTGAAGTTATTCTCTGTGCTGATAAGCTTTGAAATACCGAAGCCTAGGCCAGCTAGGTTCAAACCACCTTCAGGCACAACGATAGAGGTGTTACCTACATCAACAACACCGTCGATGACGTACAGTTTCTCACTACTCAGTATACCGTCGAACTGCGACTTGTCTGTGATATAGACTACGGACAGTGGGTAAGGGAAGACATCTAACTCCCTGTCGAACCCAGGTCTCTTTGTATATGTAACCATACTCTAAGTATACCTTAAGTTCTAGTGTTAGTCAAATGAAAAAGGGACCACTCCTGTGGTAAACAAGAGCGGTCCCCTTAGGTTAGTTAAGCCAGTGTGTCGCGGTCTACTTCATTAGCGCCACGAGTTGCCTCGTTAACGTCAACAACGACAGCCCATACACGGGCACTTGAACCAGCAGTTGTGCCAGAGATAACTGTCACAGCGTCGATAGTGTCTGCAGCAGTTACACCTAGAGTCTGTGTACCGAACTTGATATCACCAGCCGAGCCAGCGTCTACCGAGGTAGCAGCCATGAAGGTGGTTGTATCGTCAGCGACAGCAACAGTGAAGGTTGTGATGTCTTCCACTGCGTCGATAAGCTCGACACCAGCAGCAAGAACAAGAGTTCCAGCACCTACAGCAGGTCCGACAACTGTGCCTGAGGCTGTGCCCAGGTTAATCGTCTTCTCTACCAAGTAGGCTTTGGAAGTTAGTGAGGTTGATTTAGCCATAACGTGTTATCCTTTCCGATTACGCGAGGTTGTACTTAGCGGTTACAAGAGCTTCAGGACGAAGAATCTTACGACCGTAGAGGTGCATACCACGAACAATATCCGCGAAGGAGTCTTGGTCACGATACGATTCAGTTTTGTTGATCTGCTCAGCAGTAGCTACAGCGGAGTCATGACCAGCAACGATAACACCATAGTCAGTGTTCTGGTTAGCTGTACCAGTTGTACCAGCACCACCGCCAACGGCAGGAAGGTTGTTAGACTGGTATACACGGAAGCCATTCCAGTTGTTCAAGACCAGACCATTGCGCAATGCGCCAGAGTCACCGAAGTCAGCGTTCAAGAAACGTGAATCTTCGTCCATCAGGATTTCCATCATGATAGGATCAATAACCAACCAACGACCAGCTTTGTCAACGTTCTGTTGATCGAGCAAACGACCCATACGGTTGATAAGCATTACAGGTGAAGCGTAAGCTGTTGGCAGAACAGTCGCACCAGGGAGACGAGCAGCTACAGGGATCGAGTGATCGCCAGCAGAACCAGTTGTGATGTTACCGAAAGAACCCTTGATTAACTTCATAGAAGTCAACAATTCGTCTGTACCTGCAGTTACTACAGCAACGGTACCGTTAACAGTTGTGTTAACAGCGTCACCAACAGAGTGGTTTGCAGAAGGCTTATAGCCGGACAAGTAAGCAAGAACTTCCTGGTCGTGGTTGTCAGCCAAACGGTAAGCAGCGCGGTTAGTTGCCAAGTCCATGAAGTTAACGTGCGAGTGTGCAGTCTCAATGTCGTCAGTCTTGAAAGCAAAGTAGTTAGCTTTGTCGATGACCAGAGAGAAGTCCTCGTCGTCCAGGTCTTGTGCAGTAACTTGTGTGCCACGTGCATAAGAGCTTACAGAGATTTCAGGCTCTTTGATAATACGTACTGTATCACCTTGAGCAGAGATTTCACCGAAGTAGTCGGAGTTAGTGATGTCGCCACAGACTGTGGCCTTACGGAAAGCAAGTTGTACTTTCTTCGAATAGATTACGGACGAGAAATTACCGTTAGGTAGATTGCCGTGTCCTGCTGCGGATGCGAATGCCATGTGATTTCTCCTTGTTGAGTATAGATGGCTAGAGTTTTAAGGACAATAGCGATACACTGAACGAAGGGCTGATACACTAGGTGTCTCGACATGACGAGGGCTAGCTTCACAGGTTGTCTTTGTTTCTTGTAGCTATTTGTATGGGGAGTATTCCCCAGTCGTATTAAGGGGAGGAGTAACGGAAGGTGTCCATAAAGGGGCTTCCGTTACAATACCCTTAGTTATACCAAGAATTGTTTAGATGTCAACTACTTTTTACGGGAGATGTCATAAACAAAGTTTCCAGTAGCCATAGCTTCTGCAATCTTGGCTTCGTTCTTTTCATACCAAGCATCACTCTCACGAGCAACTTGGGACTCATAGATTTTCTTACCCGCTCCATCGGAGTCAAGCTTAGGGGAACCCTTGGTCTTAACATCAGATGCAGCGTCTCGTGCCTGTACCTTCTTAGCAGCGGGGGTCATACCCTTGTCTGTCTTGTACAGATCAATGACACGGATAACACCAGAGGCATCATCCTCGTTGTCATACAGTGCGTTCTTAATCCATGTTGGTTGTTTCTCTGCCCAGTCATGGAAGTCATCAGAGGCTTTAAGAGTATCGAAGTCAGTGTGAGCCTTACGGATAAGTGTCTCTGCCTTGGTACGCTTAGTCTCGTATGCTAGTTCATCAAGTTCTTTGAAACGACTATCAGTCTTCTCAAACATCTCCTGAGCTTTCTTAGCAGCGATAGTCTCTACGATACCAGCTACATCAGGATACTTCTTAGCCCAAGCTTCTAGGTCTTCGTTAGACTTGGGTGGGGCAAACCCCTGGGCTTCTGACTTGTTCTCTAGAGCGGCTAACTTAGCTGCCCACTCTTCTTCCTTCTTAGCTTGGTGCCGACGTAGGTCACCGTAACGCTTCTTGAAGGTTTGTTCTTCCTTGGACAGGGAGGTGTCTTCTTCTTCAACCTCTTCTGTCTCTACAGGTTTAACCTCAGAGGTATCTTCTTCTACCTCTTCATCCTCAACCACTTCTTCTTCCTCAGAAGACTCAGCTTTCATTAGCTCTTCGAGTTCTTTCTCGTCCTGCTCAATGCGCTGTCGGTTCTTCCGGTTGTTGTGGTTGGGGTTAATCATTACTGATTTAGGTTGTTCACGTGTCATCTGTTCGTTAGCCATTTGTTTCTCCTTGGGGCCGCTTATAGCGGGTGGCCTTAATGGTCGTTAAAGTTACTTCTTAGGGCGGGTGACCAATCCACCTTTATACATAGGTCTTGCTTGTGGACGTGCAGAGGTTGTAGGTGCAGTTGAACCTACGGCTGTACGTGAGCTATAGGTGTTAGGGTCGTCACTATTACTTGTCTGGCTGTAGGTAATCCCACCCACGTCTGTTACTGTTCTGTGTCCACCACCTTCGCTATCGCGAACTAGTGGCGATGCGTATGCAACCCCACCTGAAATTGGTCTAGCTCCAGCAGGGGTGTCACGAGATACAGCTTGCATATCATTCGTATTTACACTGGTACTGGTGACTGCTGATCGACCAGCTATGTCCCCTTCTTCAGCTAGGCGTTGTTGCTTCTGCACGTAACCTTCATAGATACGATCACCGTCCATCATCTCGTCTGGGATAAGGCCCATGAGACCACCAAGACCATACTCATCGTGAGCTGTCTGAGCCATCTCTCTTAGGCTAGCCGCTAGCTCTGGGTTGTTAGCAGCGTCTGCTGCCTTAGCCGCAGCTCTTGTCTCAGCTACACGACGGGCTTCTCTACCCATGTTAACTGCTCCGCTAACCATAGACAAACCTAGGTTAGGGCTAAGCTTAGCTTTCAAAGCATCAGGGGCAAGGCGACCAGAGAAGTGTTCGACAACAGACTCTGAGTCCGTAAAGTCAAGACCATCCAATGGTGAGTTGAAGTTGGCAAGAGCACCCCCAGCTTCACCCATAGGCACACCTTGACCACCAGGGCCTTGTTGTGCGTAGAGTTGAGCAGCGTTCATAGACTGATCTTTATCGTTACCTTGAGGTGTTGGTGCTGTATAAGAACCGGAACCAGCGTTAGGGCTGATACCTGCGCTAGCTTTACCCGAGGTGAAACCTTCAGGGATTGTCTGAGCAGGTGCACCGTTGATATGTAGAACCATCATGGTGTTACCGTTAGGGCCTGTGTAAGGTACGTACTCAAAGCCACCATTGCCACCAGCATTACCTACACCATAAGAGCCACCTACGTTCTGCCAATCAGCAGCGTTGAATGTGCCTTGGGGTTGGTCACCAGTTACGAGACCACCTTCAGCCATCATGATACCACGTTTCTGGAAGATACCTTGAAGCTCTGGGTTTGTCTTAGCTGATTCAACAACCTTGTCGATCAACTGATTGATGTTACCGGAGTCGATAAGACCACCTTCAGCCATCTGTGTTACAGCTTGAACCATCTCTGGGTCCACACTTTGTTGTGGTGCTTGTTGACCACCGACACGATTATCAGCGACCATCTCCTGCATATCACCCTTGGCTTTGTCACGGAGCTGCTCGAAGAAGTTAACACCAAAGAAACGTACTACATCAGCAGGTACAACGTACTCACCTTCAGACAACATAGCAGGAACATCGTCTCGGACATTCTCAGCAGAACTTCCTAGTGGAATCTCGTTACCTGACACTGGGTCACGGCGAGGTGCAGCCATGCCACCTTCATTGAAAAAGCTCATCTGCTTACGCATGTTATCTCCTTTGGATGTACCTGTAATCTCCGTGAAGCTTTCCGCTCCAGAGATGTCTACGTTATTCTGTTCTTCAAACTTGTTCTCGAATGCTCTGGTTGACATCTTGTGCTTACCAGTAAACTCTTCTTCAGACATCATACCAGACGCTGCCTTGAAGTAGTCTGCCATAGCGTTGTTAGATACCTCAGCCACTAGACCACCCTCGGCAAAACCCTGTCTAGTCGCACTTGGGAGTAGGGCCTGGTCCCCAATGTTATCATAGACCACCTCGAAAGAACCATCTTCATTCCTTTTAAATACACGGATAGGATCATCAAGGGTTAACTCTCTGCTTGGTCTTGCGTAAGCACCACTAGTGTCAAAGCGCCAATCAGAGCTTTGCGGAGTCTCAACCATGTAATCACCACTCTCACCATGACCGTACCGAGCAGAACTTTTACCAGTCATAAAGTAAGGTTGGTCGTAGCTCTTCTTTGTCCCTTGAGTAGCCCTGATGACACCACTGTCCATAAGGTCTGCGTAACCACCACTACCGATAAAACGATAACCACGGTCAGGTCGGTAAAGAATGTTATCTGCCTCAGATACAGTATCTCTATCAAGCAAACCTCTACGTGTCCTAGCCTGAGTGTTATGGTCTAGTAGTTCTTGAGGTATTTCCTCCATAGAGAGAGCAGAGTTACCACTACCACCTTCTGCAGAGGCTGGTGACCCTTCTTCTAACCGCCTATAGTATTCATCCTCACCACCTGGGAATATATTTCCTGGTTCTTCTGTATCTCTAGGCATGTCTTGCCAGCGTTTAGCTGTAGGCATGTTCTGCCCAGGGGCTACCTGGTATTTTCTCATCTGCTCTACAAGAGCCATTCGGTAAGTTTCTGAAGGTGGTGTTTCTCTACGCTCACCTTCTGTCATCTCCCTACGCATCTGTGAAGCACGGGCTTGAATCTCACCTTGGTCTGCACGGTACTTATTAAAAGCCAGTGCTCTTGCAGCCTCTACGTCCCCGCTCTGAGCTAGAGCAAGGACCTCAGGATCATTCTGCATAATCCACTTGTTGTTAGAGCCGCCTGGTGCCATAGAGTTTACACTCTGGATACCATGTTGCAGTTCATGAACAAGGATACTCTTGAAGTTCTCTGGATCAATAGCCATTGTTTCTTTGTTGCGCATGGTCTCAAGACCCATCTCAACGACGTTATCAACAGCATCGTAGGATGCACCGAAACCATCCCGCATAACAATCTTAGCGTCTGTTAGGAAAGGGTACTCTGAGTATAGTTCATCAAAGTCAAACACCTGACCTAAGCTCTCACCGAAATCAATCTTAGTCGGGTTAGCTTTAGTACCAGGATCATCTGAGATTAGCTCATCAACAGAACGGTACAGTCTTGTGAACGCACTGTCCTCATTACCACCGTCAGCACCTAGGTTCTGCAAAGCATCGTCTGTAAACTTAAGACCTGAGGAGTCTATTTCAAACTCCCAGTCCTTTAGAGTAGGGTTCCACTCTAAGCCTGTGTCTTCCCAGATAATACTATCGTCAACACCTTGTCTCTTCATCTCAACCGCAGAGCGTAAACGATCAGGGTCTACACCCCGACCAGACGTACCACGGGTACCAAACATGTTCATCTGGTTAGGGTCGTATGCGTCTGTAGGCATAGCGTCTAGGACTCGTTCTCCTGCTATCTGAGAGCCAAGTCGAGCTTCAAGCGCCGAGGGTACCCCAGCACCTGTACCTAGCGCTGTAGGGCTTCCCATGAAGGCGTCAGGGATACTAGACACGTCACGGGTAAACCTTCGCTCCTGATTGTTGTTTAACCCAGGTATAAGTTCAGAGGCTAAACCAACAGAGTAACGCCAAGCTGCATCAGATGCCTCTAGTCCAGCTAAACCCATGTCTGCGGCGTAGCCAATACCTTGAGCAAACTTGTTCAGGATAGCACTGTCAGCATCAGGTAAAGAACCAGCTACACCCTCCTCAGTACCACGGTTAGCGAAGTTCTGCTTAGCTGACTCCCAGGCATCCTTAGCTGCCCAAGCAGCAGTATCACCAAAGCGGTCTTCTCTAATGTCGGCTCTTCCGTAGTCATCACCGCGAGGAATAAGACCAATGTCAATCATCTGTTGATTAGTTAAGTCTTCAGCCATTAACTTTGTCCTTAAGCTGCTTCAGTCTACGGAGCATGTGGATAGCTCCTTGGTGACGGTAGATCATCTTCTCGTCAACAGCGTGTTCTAGTCCACGTTGCTCCTGAACGATACGTTGATCAAGCTCCTCAAGGAAGTCGTCATAAAGGTCTTTGTTATTGACTAAGGTCTTCAGGCTCATACTGGTTCTCCACCTTCTCCCGTGTTAGCTCAGAAGCATGGGGCACCTGGGCCAGAACCTTTTCCTGTGCAAGTGGTACCACCGCCAGTGCAGCTAGGGCCTACACCTCCATGTGCCCCCCCACTGCCACCGC